ATCTGCATCTTAGCCTTTCTCGTCTTCTCAGAGATGGTGTTGGCCGCCGGGTATTTTGACGCTGGCTTTGGAGCCGCAGGAATCATGTTTCTCAGTACTGTTTTAAAGTTCGCCTTCGATCATCAAGCTAAAACCCCAAAAGAAGAAATTAAAAAACAATGAAATACATTTATCTATTCACAGTCGGCTTATTGCTCGGCCTCACAAGTTGTCAAAGCGTTCAAGAGAAGGCTACAGAACCAAATGCACGTATTGCTGCCCAATGGGTGAAAGAGCGTTCAGGATTCATTCAGAATGCAGTCCAAGCCATTACACACGTCGCTGTTTACGCAACCGAGAAAGACTCTCACGAACGGGCTAGAACTCTGGAAATCATGAATGCAGTATCCGGCAATCTCCACGCCTTGATTGTAAGCGGGGAAGTTAATCCTTCCTCCATTCAAAACGCGCTCAAGATTGATGAGCCATATTTCGGACCCCTTTTTGCATCCATTAGCTTACTCATTCATACCGAACTTAAAAAAGCACAGGACAATGGGTATGCGGAACTATCAACAGAGATTTTAATCGCTGTAACTCAAGGAATTAAAAGTGGGACGGTTCAATAATGTTATTCCTCAAAGATTTATTCGCAGCCATTGCCGCTATTTTTGGCCTCGCAAGCAAGCGATCCGATTTAAACAACTCAGAAGAAATGAAGAAACGGGCGGCCGCACAAAAGGAAATCGAGCAGGACGACAAAGATGATGAAACGATATCAAAGCGGGATTTGGATGCTACTCGTAATAGCCTTAGTTAATGGCTGTGCCACGGTAACACCCGATCCATTGAAAGATAACATGCCAAGTTACGATTCAACAACCCCACCGCAATATGATGCGAATAACTCCGGTTTCCTGAACTACCTCAAGAATGACAAGGGCGAAACAATTGGAGCCTGTATCACGAAAGGCGCAAGAGATCGTTACAACAATTTAATCAATGCTTACGGCCTCCAGCTCTACGAATCCGAGAGAGTGCAGCTTAATCATGATTCTGGCATCTCATATTTTGTCGATATCCACGGTAACGAAATCTTCAAGATTACACCTCAACACCTTGCTTTCTTTATGAAAATGAATCGATGGCGAAAAGAAGGAAGGCCAGAGGACAGTCTTTGGCTCAAGACAAAGGAGTTATTCAAATGATGGAGATAGCAATCTTGATCGTATTAAGCCTGCTTGGCCTCGCCTGCTTTGTGGCTGGTGTATTCAGGCAGAACGCATGGGATTTGGAGCGAACCAAAAGAATTAAATTTAAGTGATGAGTAACAATTGGAAAAAAGTCTTAGCCACGCACGAAGAAAAACAGGTGCTTTCCGTGGGTGATTGGCTTGGGGATCGATATCCCGGCGTCGCTCTACCTTCTGCCAAGGCTTTAAGGAAATGGGTTGAACTACGATTTAAAGATCAATGGACAATTGCTCACGTTGTGGACGTCGGCCCATGGACAACTGATGACGATGCCTATGTCTTCGGAAACGCAAGACCCAGAGCAGAAATCTTTAAAGGAGAACATGCCAGGATTAATGACGGCGGTTCTCTTCATAGCTTGAAATCCAATGGAGCGGGAATCGATCTCTTTCCCGAAACAGCAAGACTTCTTGGAATCGCTTTAAACGAAAACGTGATTCTCGAATGGCGGTTTATCGAACCATCAGGAACTTAACAAACAAAAATATATGAAAGAAAATTGCATCAATGTACCGGAGGCCATGAAAGGCCAACTCGAACCAGAAGGAACCCTTGAAATTGGCTACAAGCTTGTCGATAGCGAAGGCGGTCAATATCTGCAAGTAACAGATATCGAAGGTCAAACCGTTGAATCGGTAGAGCCTGAAAATCCTCTCGATAAGATGGCTAACAAGATGGGTGTTCCCAAGAAGTTCGGGGCTAAGAAGCCTGCTTACGAGGAAGGACTCTAAGATATGTCCGACACGTTCGCCACGATGAAGCTAAAAGTGCTTCGTAACGCAAGAATCCCAAACAACGGAAGCACGCCGTCGAATAACGCTCTGACAGATATCGGAAGCTATATTAACGAACGTGCTAAGTCCGTTTGGGCAAGGCGAACGTTCTCGGAATATATCATCTTAGGAACTTACTTACTCCCGGCTAACCAGAAGACAATCGCTTTATCTGCCATCACAGTTGAAAGCGGTTTTAATACGGCTGCCAATGGATATGGAGCGACATTCGCTTTGATTGGCTCGGCAAGAGAAGATCAAAATCCGATGTTTCCTGAAGACATTGGAGCGATAAATCAAGTCGATCCAAGCTTATGGGGGACAACTCTTTCCCCGGTTAAGTTCCTTCCTCGAGGGGCTAACGGAATTTATCTCCTGGGATCTTACGGAGTCGCTACCACGTTAAGCTTTTGGGGTAAGGCAAGTTTTGCCGATCTAACCGGAAATGAAACTTGGTGTCTCGGGGACTCAGACGCGCTTATCAATGGAGCGACAGCAGATATGTTCTCGAATTGGTGGAAAGATCCGCAAACCGCAGGAACTTACGAGCAGAAGTTTGAGAACTCAATCAGACTTCTTGTCGATGCACAGGAAGTGCAAGGCGGTTCACGACGCCGAATTATTCCATCCTTAAATATTGGTTCCAGCGGTTCGTCAATCGACTTCCAAGCTAAATCAGGGATCTACCGATAATGCCTGACTATCCTACAGTAACTTTAAAGACGTTTTCAGGCGGTCAACGTGACAGGGATCACGCGTCCGAGCTTGAAGACAATCAATACAAGTACGGTAAGGATATGGAGATCAGGGAAGGGGGACTCTTCAAGTCACGAAGAGGCAGAACCCTAAAAGTCGTCTCGCCCGGTTCACTTCCTCAAGGATCAACTTGGTTTAATCCGAGTCCAAACGTGCAGATGATTATCCATGTGAATACAGGGAGAATCTTTAAATGGGAAGGATCTTCGACCAGTTACACCGAAATTGATTCGTCGGTAACCTTGAGCAACACGAGTGGCAAGGTGTCTTTCGGTATTTTAAACGGCAAGATTGCGATCTTCTCTGGCCCCGATGACAACGTCATTACATGGGACGGAGTGGCCGCCAGTTTGACGGTTGAAGGAGATACAAATACCGATCCTCCCAGAGCTTTAGTTTGTGGCACTCAAGCAGGCAAGCTTTTGGCAGGCAGAACGAATACATCGGGAACAGACGATACCCTATATCATTCGGACGTAAACGATTTAACCGGCTGGGCCAGGTCTACTAACCAAAGACGTATCCCGAGTAAGAACGGCGAAGGACTTACGGCCATTTCAATGTATCGCCAAAATCTAGCAATCGTCATGACTCGAACGTCGTGTCATTTAGTCGATGTTTCGGAGGCAAGTGCTAGCTCGTGGACTCGTGAGACGTTAGACGCTGAAATCGGTTCCGTCTCTTCTTGGATTACAACTACCGGAGAGGACGCATTCTTTCAGTCAGCCGATGGACATATCCGAACGATCAAGAGAACCGCTTTTGACAAGGCTTTAGGCATCTCTCTTCCCATAACCTATTGGAACCCGAACTTAATCAATCGCATCAAGAAAACAAAGCTCGAGAATACAAGAGGGGTTTCATTTGATAACTATGTTTTAGTTTCCGTTTCACTGGATAACTCGGATTACAACAACGGAGTCATTGTCTTCGACATGCTCCATCAGGTTCAAAGCCCAACAGGTTTAATTCCTGCATGCGTTGGCGAATGGACAAATATCTACGCAGGCGAGTGGATGGTGACTTATTTCAATAATCGGCATCAGCTTTACTACACGGATTCAAGGAATGGCGAGATCTACTTGATGTTCGACGGCGAGACGGACGACGGCGAAGAGGTTGTGCCTCAGTGTGACATGAAAGCAATTGATTGGGGAACCCAGAGACACCCGAAAACACTTTTAGACGTAGATATTCAAACTCTGGATACTTTCGGCACGATTATCTTGGATCTCGCAAAAGACGACGGAGTCTTTGCATCGAATCACAGCGAAGCCATTGGGTCGGCAAGTGCTCAATTGCCTTTCACATTACCCGTTCAGCTTGGGTCTGGCGGTGTCCCCGATTTCATCCCTGCAAGTGGTTATGGGTTAGGTCAAAGCCGATGGTGGCAACCAAGGATCAGGCATACCGGCGGAAAAATTTCACTCAAACAAATCACCTTACGAGCAATCATCGAAGAAGCTCAATCGAGCGGATACTAACTATGAAGAAAACAAACTACATCATTGCCATTTTAATTTGCATGGGCCTTTTCGCGCTTTCGGCACTCATGCAAGATCCGAGAGTTGGAGCGGCAACCGTAACGACTGGAGTTACTTTTACAACAAATCAACTCGTTCAATATTGCAGTCAATAACGCGACTGTATCTGACATTGTTTCAGGAGATATCACAGACGGAACAATCGCCAATGTAGACTTAGGAGCCAATGCGGTTACGACGCAAAAGGTATTGGATGGGAACCTTCTTGGAACAGATTTAAAAGATCGAACCTTAACCGTTAATCTTTACGGCACTAATTCAGTCGATGAAACAGCGTTAACTACAAACCTGAATTTTAGGGCAGGTGCTTTTGTATTCACAAATCTAACAAGCCTCACCTTCTCAAGTAACCAGATTAACTGGGCAGCGGTGTCCGGTGTAACGAATTCAGCGGGTTCGGCTGATTCTGGAAAGGTTGTTAAACTCAATCCTTCCGGTGTCCTCGATGCCTCGATCACGCCTTTCTCCAAGTCTTTCACAAGCACCAACATTGTTATCACAGCCGCAGGGGCTCCGGTTAATGCCCACAGCCTTGGAGGGATGCCTTCTCTGATTCAATGCAGAATTGTGAATACAAGCACAGATGCGGGATATACAGCAGGGGATGAAGTCATCATTCCATCAAACGGAATCGATTTGAATAACAACATCGGTGTTTCAGTTACCGCAGACGCCACGAATCTCTCAATCAAGTTTGGTTCCGCAGCAGGCTCCATTGGAGTTTTGAACAAGGGAACGGGTGCGGTGGCTTCAATTGATGACACAAAGTGGGTTTTTGTAATCAGAGCATGGCGATAAAATGACAGATACATTCTCAGTAATTTCAATTGCAGCATTTGTCAGGCGTAACTTGCCGAGCATGTTTTCATCGGTAGGCAATCGCAAGAAGCGCGAAGACTTTACCAACTGGATCTCATGGAACATGGGACGGATGAATGTATGCGTCATTCCCGGCGTTTCTCGTGGAACAATTTCAGGCGTTGGCATTGCTCGTTCTATTTCAAACGAAACAGACGCCCGCTTTCCTTACCGATTCGATGAAAGAGGGGACACTCTCTATGTCCATTTAGCCGTCGCAAAGAATCACGAAGGTTTCAGGGCTTTATTGGCTTACTGCAAATTTCGTTGGCCGAAATGTTCAAAGATCATGTTTTACCGAAAGAAGAATAAGAAAATGACTACCTACAACTTTAAACGATTCTTGGAACTCGTTGAAACTAAACCTTTAGAAAGGCAGAGGTAACTCTATCGAAGACGAACAACAAGCGCAGGCTCCGCAGCTTCAACAAGCCAAAGCCGCTCCAACCTTAACAGAGCTTTCCCAAGAGGCTACGACAGCACAGAAACAACAATTTCAAGACCTATTGCCTCTTATGGGGCAACTGGAACAAGAACGGTTAAATGTTCAAGGGAGAATCGCTCCACAGCTTTTAGAGCAACAAATCAGCAATCAAAGGCTTTTTGGTCCTCAATTGATAGGGCTCGCAATCGATGCCGCAAAGCAGGCAGATCCTTCCGGGTTCTCTCTTCGTGAATCCTTGGTTCAGAGAGCGCAGAAAGGC